GTATTTATTACAGGATAACGTTAAGGAGTTTTATTTAAATAGTGAATGAGAGATAAAGCCAATAAGACCTGCTAGTACAACGCCCATCATAGTTGTGAAGATGCTGATGGTTTGTTTGTCGCCACCCGATATTTTGTCGGTTAGGCTGTTTTTAATGTCAATCAGATGCAGCTCAAGTTTATCCATGCGCTGTTCTAAGTTGTTTAATTTAGTTTCCAAGCTACCGTACCTTACGGCGCATAGTTCGACATGTGCTTCTAAATTTTGCTTCTCGATTTCTGTAGGTTTACTTGCCATTATCGCTCTCTTTTATATAGTAGCGATGCGTATTCGTTGAGCCTAGGTTATGCCTTAATATGTGCCATGATTATTGTTGTTGCATCTAACTAATATTTAGTTATATTGAGATATTGTTAAGTACGTGTTTTAAAGTAGATATTATTATTCACACCACTTGCGTAGAATAAGGGTAGCGGAGGTTTTGCTGTTTCGTCTAACCCAAGTATAATTGGTGTAATTTTAAAGTCATCTTTTAATGCGCCATACTTGTCGTGATTAAACGCATACACATCGTCGCGGTCAACTGCAAAGTCAAACGACCAAATGTTGTGTGTTCCTACATAGTTAACCCCAAACGCATACTCTGCAACATCAGCAGTTATAACAGACAGATAAGTAAATTCTAATAACTGTGCTCGCAAACTTAGCAACTGATTTATTGTTTCCCAGTTACGCTGTTGATTGCGTTGCTTCTGTAATTCCGCTGATTGTGTTAGTACTTTAGTTTCGGTTATATCTATTAAGGTGTATGCTCGATACCGATATAATGCTTCCATAGCAATATTTATAGTCATAAAAAAAGCCACAAATTATTGTGGCCTTTTTAGTTTACATTTTAATGTTTTATATTAGAATGTGTAGTCTGCAACTGTAGTAGTTGCAACTGCTGCATTACAGATACCTTGTAATGAAGCTGTACCTGAAGTTGCTGTAACTTGTGTACCTGAGATAGCAACACGGAATGCATCTCCTGCTGGTGTACCTAAGATTTCAACAGTACCGATTGTTTCGATAGCACGTACTAGTTTTTCAAAGTCACTATCAACTGCTGAAGGACTTGTGTGTACTCCTGTTAAACCGATTGTGAACATTTGTAATGAACGACCTGTTGTTACTACTGGTAAAGCACCACCGTTAACGCGAGCTGGTGTAGTCATAATATTTCTCCTAATTTTAAGTTTACGCTTTTATGCGCATACTTTTATTTATCATCTGTACAAAATTCTGTATGATAATGTTTGTTTTTAGGCGCGGCGTAATGCGTTAGTTCTGCTGAATTCGAGCCTATCAACTAACTTAATTGCGCCGCCGTCGTGTCCTATTGCAACAAATCCCTCTGGAGCAGTTACTTTATAACCGTCGTTAGTCTTTTGAAATGTGCCAATGCTGTCCACCTGTTGTAGTTTACGCATTAGTGCATGTTTAAGTTCGATAACTCGTTTGTACGTAGCAAGTATGATCAATAGGTTGTTGGCATTGTCTGCTACCCATTGTTCTTTTTCTTTAATCTTAACCAAGCGAGCCTGTGCCGCACGTCCAGCAATGCCACCTGTTAAATCTTCAATGCCTTTCATTAGTTCATCGTTGTAGTAATTAACAAACTTTTGTAAGAACTGCAATGGTTCGCCCACTTGTTCGCCTTGTCTAACCATTTGATTTATGAATGGCTTAATGCTACGTGCAAAGTCTTTATTGTTTAGTATAATGTCAAAGCGAGCTTGCCCGATCTTTTCCATTGTCGCTGTAGTAGCAGCAATTTGTTTTTGTATGCTTGCATTTTCGGTTGGAGTCAAACTTGCAACACCTGTAAAGTCTTTATACGTTGCGTCATCAAACCATACTGCCGATGTTTGATGCAAGCTACCTACGTTTACTCCGTAGTTTGCTGTCATTGTCTCTAGTGACGTGCCTTCGTAGCTAGTGTGGAATATAATGCCAAGACTAGCTTTTGCAATACGTTTACCCAAGTTGCTATTAACTGGTACTGCATACGTAATTGTGTTTGGAGTGAATACATAGCAATCTTCATCATTGATAGATACTGTGCTTACATCGCCTTCTGTAAACATCAAATCACCTTGTATAACACCACCGATGCCAAGTTTTGGGAGATGTTTTAATGCTGAAAGTAATTTAGTAGCAAGCTCTGGTTGTGCGCTGTACCATTTGTCAATGTCTGCTGCATTTTTACAACGTTTTGGCTCACCTTTAGCAAATACTGATTTAGTACCAATAAAAAACTTACTATCACTCGGGTCAATACCACAGATAATTGCAGGAGCGCCATCCCATTTAACTGTAAGCTGTGTAGTTGTGCCAGTGCCTTCTGCTAACATAGCACGTAAACTTTCTACATAGTTTAATGCCGCTTGCGCACCCACATAGCCACTATTAAAGATTAAATCTTCTAAGTGTTCTATATGAATTGATGGTGTTTTTATTCCAGTAGCTTCCACTAATTGCCAACTAGGACTTTTATTTTGTATTTCATGCAGTTGCATTTGTTCGTTTTCCTATGTTGCCCGATAAATTAGAGGATTAAACTGTTGGTGTTGCTGGTGCGGTACTAGTTTTAGCGGCAAGTGCAGCATATCTAGGATCGGTTGGGCCGATACCACCTATTGTTGGTAATGCAGTTGGTTTAATCGGTTTAGCTACCTTGGCTGCCAGTGGCTTTGGCGCTTCAGCCGGTGCTAATGCACGTGCTGCCATAAAATTAGAAATTTCTTTAGTTATCCACTGTGTCATTACATTAAGTGATGTATTGGCAGGAGCGATGGTTGGTGCAACTCCTGTAAATTTAGTAAACCATTGCACTGCTTGCGCAGGCTGTGACTGAGTACCCGATAATTTAATATTTTGATCAACAGCAACCCATTTTTGTAATGCTCCAGACGCAACTTTTTTAGTTTGTTCTGCCTGTTGTCTTGATGTTTGTGATGCTTGGTATCCTGTTTTTGCCGCAGCGAACGCTTGTTGAAGTTTAGGTATTGCAGCTACTCCTTTACCTATTTTGTTAGCTGCAGTTGCAATTAAGCCAGCTTTAGTAAATTTTCCTTGTGCATTTCGTGCGCCTATTTTGGCACCACCTTTAAGTCCACTAGCAAAATTTTGCCCTAGATTTTTAACTGAATCAACAAAGCCTTCATCTACAGTATTTTCTGTTAATATTTCATTAATCTTCATATATGTTCTCTATTATTATTTTAATAAACCGGCTGATTTAATTACAGCATTTACTTCTGGCGAATCTGTTCCTGTTGTTGCTATTTTATTTTTAGCAAGGGTTCTTAAATATGCTGCATTCTGGGGAGCAACTATTGGTTCACCGGCGGCGTTTGTTGATGCTTGTGGTACTCTGTCCATTGTTGCATCTGTGTCTTTTGGTAGTACTGCATAACTAGATGGTATGCCATGTGGAGCATTATCAATTGTATTCGTTACTGCGCCTATTCCTTTAGCTACTGCGCCAAGTATTCCAGGAGTTGCTTTGCGTTGAGCAACATTCGCGGCGCCGCGTTGGGCCGATGCATTAAATCTATCAACTGTTGCGCCCTTTACTCGTTGCATAATTCCGGGTTTTTTAACTTCAGGGGCGGTAGATTGTGCTATTAAATCGTCAATCTCTGCTTCGACCAATATTTCATTAATCTTCATCTTTTAATTTCCGTATGCCACGTGCAAATTTTGCAGGGTCTTGTCCTTTAATTGCATTAAGCAGTCGTCGTTCTAATTCACCAGCTTGCTCTGCATCGTAGTTTTCACGTATGTGATTAATAAGGTTAATAGCACCGTTAATGATGTTATTAGCTCTGCTTTCAATCAGATTTGCTTTATCCTTGTGCTGTAATAGCTCATCAAGCTCAGTAAGGATACTACGTGTGCGCTTTTGCAAGATCTTGCTCCATTTGTATTATTTATGTGTAATCAAATTTAATTTATTTCTTTAAGTATAGCATAAGATAAGTAAAATTACAATGAATAAATCTTTCTGTGTAATGCCATTCTACGGTGCCGAATATAATCAATCTGGTTTTACAACTCCTTGTTGTTTACTTCCGTCCCATACGAATATAGCACAATTACAAGAAGAAATCCTCGATGATAAGCGACCGGCGGCATGCCAAAAATGTTGGCATCTAGAAGATCAAGGTAATACCAGTGACCGACAATTAAAAAATGCTATGTTCGACTTCTATACTGATAAAGCTATACAGTTCGTTGAAGAAGACTGCCGCAATGGTAAATTTAGTCCGCGGATTATCAAATTATATACGTCAAATTTATGTAATAGTACGTGTGTTACATGCGGCCCAACCGCAAGCACTGCATGGGCAACATTAAAGAAAATCAAGACTTTTAAAATAACAAATCAGAGTATATTAGATTCGGTGGTATTAACTGATGCAACAATGATAACCTTTGTCGGCGGCGAGCCGTTGTATGAGAAAAAGAATTTTGAATTATTGGAAAAATTAATAGAAATCGGTAACACTGCTTGTTTTATATCAATGACCACAAACGGATCGGTTGAATTAACTCCGTATCAACTTAATATTTTAAAACAATTCAATAATGTAAATTTATGCCTGAGTATAGATGGCATCGGGCCAGTATTCGAATACATGCGGTATCCACTAAAATGGTCGACTCTATTAGATAATATAGAAATATACAAAAACTCAAACATAAATTTATCAGTTAGTTACACAATTAGTAATTTAAATATATTATATTATAACGAAACTATTGAATGGTTTGAACAATTGGGATTACCGCACAATCATAACATGGTCGATTATCCATTACATTTTTCTGTTAATGCGTTGCCAGAAGAAACTAAAAAACAATTACCAGTTAGTTTGTTTCGGGCACATGAATCGTCGGATGATTTACAATTTGCAAAATGTTTAAATGAAATTAAGAAACAAGATCAGTTAAAGAGTATTTCGATTGATGATTTCTTACCCGAATTTGTTAATATGATCAATCGAAATACTTAACTATCTCTGAAAAAATTGTGCGCCAATTATTATTTCTAATAGAATCCCATTGGTTAGTAAATTCAATGATAGGATCAATCGGCATCACATTAGTTGGTAATATCGTCGAGACATATTGATTAGTATATTTTTCATGTATTACTTTTCGTAATGCTAGCGGAGTTCGATCTAATCCCCAATCTCCCCAACACGGATGAATATTAATTTCAGTGGCATCGCCCACTCTATTAGTTGCAAGATTTGTATGCACCCATTGTTCTAATCTATCATAGTAAAAAATATTAAATGGATTGAGTGTATGGTTAATTCTAAATAATACATTAACTGGTGCAGTGGCCTTAAGAGTTAATAAATTACGTTCGATATGATTCCATCTCAATGGCCAACGTATGTAGTTAAATTGTTCTTCTATACCATCGATGCTTGCTTCGAAATATACAAGTTTAAATTTACTCCATAGATCAAGCAATGCAGGAGTCGGTAGTATGCTAGCATTGGTTGTGTACCAAATATCAACTTGTTCTGGATAAGGTATTTTTTCTAATACTTGTATATGACTATCTGTTAATAAGGGCTCACCGCCAAAGAATTTAATTCTCCGCAACTTCGATAAATCTACTGTAGCTAAAATAGTATCTAAATATGATTGAGCGTCATAATCCGATTTAATATGAATAACTTTGTTTTTATCTGATTGTTTAGCCCATAGTGAACTATATTCTGGCCCGCAAATAACACATGCGGCATTGCAATTAAAATCAATATTAATATCCAGGGCCACAACAGCATTATCATCGGTATCAGGAATTATATCAAAACTAGATTGTCGAAAACTATTATATCCAGCTTGCTCTTGTTTTTGACAGACTGAGCATCCCGGTATCCATCCGGTTACAGAATCTAATTGCAACTTTCTAGTTTGTTCTAAATTTTCATTAAATGGTGTTTCGCCCCTGTACCAACAACAGGGCTTTACTACTAATTTCTTATTAAGATTAATCGAATAACCATTGGAAAGAAATCTGCAGAAATTATTTGATCCTGCCATTATTAACTGCTATTCTTTAAACTGGCAAGCATACCTTTAAGTTTGCTACTATCCACTGTTGCATTGATTTTTGGATGGTCTATAATTTCACCAGTTTCTTTATTAACTGTTGAGTTTGGCTTAATATTGTTTAATACATTGTTGATATTACGACTTGCACCATTGCCGTCACCTGCCATATCTTCACCAGGGTCAGTAATACGCATTGTTTCAATATTATACTCTAAGTCTACTTTATGTCCTACGCCAGTTGAACTACGTGACTTCATACATTGTAATTGATAACGACCACGTTCTTTCATAGCGCGACTTGTAAAGATACCAAACACGTTATCTGCTGTATTAATCTTACTAATACCACCTGCAATGTGACTATGATCAAACTCAATTTCTTCAACTGCACTACGATTTAACTGTGATGCTGTTACAAGTAATACGTTAAGCTCTTTTGCTAAGTTACGCAATTCTTCTGCAACATACTTGTCTTTAATAAACTGATCATTTGGGTTAACTTTAATCGATACTGGCATTACTAAGTCTAAGTAATCCACCATAACAAAGTCAATCTTAATACCTGTTTGTATCTGCACTTCTTTTAAGTAACTGCGTATGTCGTTTACATTGCTTTGCGCTGGAAAGCCCTTAACACGATATTGTCCAGATTTCTTACCCACCATCTTAACTTTAAGTTCTGTTGTATCAATATCTTTTCTAATGTCTTTTGTACTCATACCAGTAAGCATAGCATCTGTACGCAGACTACATAGTTCTTCACTAAGCTCAAGTGTTACATACACACCACTAAGTCCCATTTGCAACCAACTAAGCGCAATGTTCATCATAACCAATGATTTACCTGAACCAGATCCGCCTGCAAAGATGTTAAGTTCACCGCGACTAAAGCCGCCGTACAATATCTTATCCATTTGTGGCCACCCTGTGCTTACTTGTCCACCACTGTTAAAGTATTTGTCAATACGAGCACGTGGATCTTCGAAGTATTCTGTGCCCATGTCTTTAGTTAAACTTATTTGTACAGCGTCTTTAATAAGTTTTTCTACAGGGTCATACTCGCCCTTCTCTAACATATCTGCCGCCGCTAGAATTGCACGTTCAAGTTCGTTACGTTTAGTAAAGCCCTCGAACTCTGTCATAAACCAGCTATAGTGGTCTTCGGTTAAGTCGGGCACGTGTTTAAGTGTGACTGTAGTTACTGCCTGCACTTGTTCAATAGTAGGTAGTGTTCTATATTCGTCACTGTGTTGTTTAATAAATTTAGCCGCCTCACGCAAACTTCTATCAAAGTTTTCGGGATTGTAGATGTTTTGCACTCGCACATAACTTTGCGGGTCTTGTAACATCATTTCAAGAAATAGTTTTTGCAGATCAGTCGAATATTCTTTGCTCATATGTTAATTATATAGCCTTTTTCTTAATAGCTCAATTTTTAATTTGCTCGTTTCTTTAGCATCAATGATAGATTTTAATGTAAAGAGTTTGCCGTACTTAGCTACCGCATCGCTAATATCTTTGCAGTCAGCATCTTCTTGCCATACAGGAAAGCTAACACTCCACCCATACTTTATCGCCGCATCAACAAGTTTAGCACCACTCTTGTCCGCATCAGCAACAACAATAACCTCACGACCTAATGCATCAATAATGTCTGCTTGTTGTTCTGCAACTTCATTGCCTAATACTGCTACTCCATCAACTGCCATAGCATCAAATGGGCCTTCGCAAACGATAACAAACTTCCAATCACGTTGTTGATTGTTAGTGTTAAATACAACGTTGGGTTCATAGTGGCTGTAATACTTTGGTTTAACACCATCAGTAAACGCACGGCTTGTATAACCAATAGTTTTATCTTCCCAAATAATTGGAATAATTACACGTTGATGTAGACTATGCTCTGTACTATCAGTCCAAAAGAAATCATATTTTTGCATATCAATTCTGCGACTAGCGGCATATCCAACAGCTGATTGCAATAGCGGTGGTACATTATTAAAATCATTTAATAGATGAAATGTAGTTAACTGTTGAAAACTTATAGCATCTTTGGGTAGCTCGCGTACTTTGAACTCAATCTTCTCTTCGGGTTCAATTTTAACTTGCTCTGGCGCAACTAAGTCTTTAATGCGGATTGCTTCGATTACTAAGCGTTTAACATCACCATCATTTGCACCGAGCCAACTAAGTAGTTTACGAAATTTAAATGTTAAATGTCTACCGGGTTGATAGCTAGCTTTGAAGTTACAATTGAAGCAATGGTAGCTGACTGAACCATCGGCATTTGCTGTTAGTCCAGCACGACCTCTTGTGTCTGCACCTTCGCCATTGTGAATACAACATGCACCGTTAAAACTCGTCCAGCCGCTCGGCGTTGTTTTGCGCTTTGCGGGTAGAATTGTTTTAACGTAATCGGAGATAAGATTCAGCATATACTATATTATATGCTAAATCCATTTTGATGTCAAGAGATTTGATTAATAAACGTTTGAGATAACTTGCATTTGTCCAGCTGCACCCCAATTGTCGTCGGTGTATGCAGGTAGTGTTAAGTTACCCACTGCTGTTCCACTATAGCTTACAGTATAATTGTAGTATTCTTGTGTTAGGTTTGCGATGTTTGCTTGGTCCAACGTAACCGTACCAACCGCAGTAGTTACATTCGAAATATTAGCAGTAGTTGACCATACTGTTGCATTACCATCAGTTAGCGCAAATGTAAAATCTCTACTTGTAATATTAGCAGGCTTTTGGTCATTGTTTCTAAATTGAATTGTGATAATATTGTCAATATTTTTATAAACTTTCACTGGTCTGCTATACACGATTCTATTCCTTGTTTTAATTGTGGGATCATCATCTAGAACCTGAACCTCTATAATATTTTCATATAAATAACTTGTGATGAGTTGCACTGTGTTTTATCCCTTATCACATATTTATACGGAATCACATGGAAGACAGTCACAAGATTTTACTCGATCAATATCCCTTCTTATCGTTCATAACGTATGGTGGAAATGATTATATTGGCATTGTTCAAAATGCAGATGAATTCATCACCACTATATATGACTTCGCTGCATTACGTACTATAGAGCAGAAAACAGTGTTTTTAGCAATGGCAGATCAGTGGTGGTGGGAGAGTAATAGACTTATACCTATTAACGTATTTTTAAAGCAGGATTGGGTAGAGTTCAGAGTTTGTTTAAAAACATTCAACAGCAAAGATGTCGTAATACAACATGGGCCGTACGTAAGTTTAAGAGAGATTGCAGCAAAGCGTAGTAAGCGCAGAAGTATTACGTTAGTTAGACGTATCCAGTAAGTTCATATTAACAACAACCAAGTTGGCATACGCAAGGCTGTGACTTTTTTTAAAGTAATAAGTATCATCAGCGGGTTTATCCCAAATAGTTTCAGCAACTTCTTTCCAAGTTTTACCAACCAAGTGTCGCTTTGCAGGACGTATAATAGCAAGAAACATAGCTAGACGCGGAATAGTGTTTACTGCTTCGGGCATTTGTAGCAGTAAGTCATAATGTGCATTTACATGCATCAATTGCGCACAGAAGTCTGGGTCGTATAGTTTAGCCCAATCCGGTTCACGCATAAGCTCAATTAAATGTTCTTCGTCACGTACTTGCTTATATAAGTTTACATTAAGAAAGTCCAGCTTAACATAACCTCTATCTTCAGCAACATCATAATCTAAACTTGCTTGCGCTGTGAATGGGTCTTGTGGGATGTCAGTTGCATACACACCAGTATTATGCTTAACCATCTTACCATCACGCAGAATACTTGCCTGTGTTACATTAAGCAAGCTGATAACTTGCTCTCTATCAGCAAAATCAATGTCAATGTCACTTTTAAACTTAATGGTCATAGCCCAGCATCTTTCAATATTTGTTTAGTCCATTCAGTATCAGCCAAGTAATCCTTAAACTTACGTTGCCAATACTCCGGGTCAATCATTGTGATTATTTGTGTAATTTGCTCTTCGCCCAATGTATCCAAGAATGCAATGCCCGAATCGCAGTTAAACACAATCCAAGGACTAATACGCCCATTTGCAATATGATGACAAACACGGTTTGCGTTAGCCAATCTAAAATAGTCTGTAAACCCGTTTGGAAATAATTCCGTATTTTCATCCACATAATTCTGCATCTCCGTTAATGCTCGTTCGAGTGCATCTTGTACTGCTTCTTTGCGCATGTATTGATGCAAGTATTCTAAGTATATTACTTCATGTGTCCAATGGTCAATCTTCTTGTTCTGTTTAATTACATATTCAATAAATGCTTTTGGGTTTACTGCACGTATACCAATAATATGTCTGCCGAACTTAACAAACGCTGTGTAGTATGGACTTGTAACAAAGTCAGCATAGCTCTTTAGTTTAGCCGAGCCTTGTGTTAGTTCAAAGAAACGTAAGTATGCTTGTAACCCAAACTGGACTCCGACTTCTTTTTCCTGTTGCCAACGACGTTTGGGCTCACACAGATGCGCAGCCAAAGTACTTTCCTTACGAAATTCCTTTGAACAATATTTACAAGTATATGTTGGCGTGGCTTCTATGTTAGTTTTACCTTCATTCCAAGCTGATACTATTTCATCAATCATAAACAATTTTCATTAATATAATTATACAGGAAATCATTTAACATTGTATACCCATCATTACCATAATGGCCCCACTCTGGGTTTACATTAATAGCACGTTCATCTTTAGATAGTTGAGCTCCGTTGACATACATCCATTTGTTAGACATAAAATTTTCAATATCAATTATTCGTTTATCTTTTCGAATAATATCCATTTTCTTCATATCAAATAAATTTAATTCAATTGTGGTTTTAATTATATGTTCGCAGGTATTAAAAATACAATATTTAATTTTTAAAGAACGCAACCAGGTAGTTAACAAAATAATATCAATTAATAATTTTTCAATATGTGCAGGGTGAGAGTCATATACTGCTTTATCATCTATATATTTTTTTAATGCCGTTTCAATTTTGTTATATTCAGTGGCTAGCGGCCGAGTTGGTTGTATTCCGCTTACCGAATAACTGACCCACGATCCTTCTTCGTTCCCAAGATTTACTGCCCATGCTGCTTCGGCACGGCTATGGAATGTTAACATAATAATAACAAAATCTGTCTGCGGATTATTTAGAATATATTCAAATGTAGTACGTAATATTCTATCATTTGATGAGCCATCTTGTCCAAAGTTAATCACAGTTTTGGCCTGCAATCTATCTGCTAGATCTTTATAATTTTTCCAGGTACGGGCATAACTACATCCATTGATCAATAAATGGTTCATTCTAGCTCTTTCTTAATGGTCTTATCATCCATGCCCATTTTCTGTCCGAGCAGTTTAAGACTTTTAGTATCATTGACGGCAACAAGTACATCAATCTCGTCTTCTTTAAGATTGGGATATAGTTTAGCGAGGAACTTTGATGCTTTGCTATTGCCTTCTTTCTTCTTAGTACCTTGCCAATAATGACTTTGTCTACCCATGCCCGGGCTTACAGTTGTACACATTAACCATTGTAACTTTGGATGTTTGTTTAAGTCAAAGAAGTTTTTGTTTACCCGTTCGTTTACTGCCATTACATAATATGCTTGTAAATCACTTGAACCTGTAACACTTGCACCATAACGTAACATCAAGTATGTGCTAAACTTCTTCAAATCTTCTGCTGTAAAGTTATCGTAGTAAGCACGATCTTTGCGATCATATGCTGCCATTTCATCATTGATTTGTAAACTTGAACTCACTTGCCGCCTCTTAGTTTGTTTGCCATGTAATTCACTGTGTTCTCTAAGAATTGTAACTTTGTTTTTAAACTTGCAATAAATTCATCTTGTTGATGTACTTTACGATACAGTTCTTCAAATGCCGCTTGCGATTCTTTCATGCGCTTTTCATGCGAAAGTAGGTTAGGGCGTGGTGGCGCATTTGGGTCTACTGCACGTTTCTTCTTTACTTTAAATTGTTTAGCGTTAAATGCCATCTTTATATTCCTTGCTTAACTTATATATCATTATAACATGATCAAGGGCGGCTTGTAAAGCAATATTTGTTTTAGCTGT